GGAAGGAAGAGAAATATACCCTGTCGGTATTTCTATTCCTCCAGCTGATGCGCCATCACTGAGTTTTAAAATTGGCAGTGATGGGTCGTAAAATACATCGCCATAATTACCTACGAACGTCGACACATTAGAATTGCCTAATTTTTCAACATATAATCTGTACACAACATTTGACACTAAAATTCTCCTTTATAACGTTTACTTTTAAACCACAATACTATATAATAAATTATTATTTATTAATTATTTAGGAGTTCCAAATGAAAAGTGAGTACAATTTGAGTTTGATAGGAGTTGCAATTTTGATTGTAATCATTATCTTCGGCGCATTTTATAATGCCAATAAAATTAATACACTAATTAACGAGTGTGAGAAAAATTTACCAAGAACCCAGCATTGCCACCTTATAGGAGTTCCTGATGACAATTGAAAGATTAGCAATCACTTCTAATCCTGTTAATAAGACTGATGCTATTAAAGCATTAGAGCAATTGGGTTCTGTATGGAGATTACCTACTAAGGATGAGCTATTCCTGATTACTCATTCAATAGGATCGTATTGGGTATCTGATACTTATAACCCTGATGATGCTTATTCTATATCTATTATGTGGGGCGGTCCTATTCAGTACTGGTCGGCTATGGGCCAAGTTATTCTGATCAGGAATATATAAATATACTACCAATAATAGAAAGGAGCAGCCTATAAGGTTACGATACACAACTCCCACAAATTATCAACTGGCAAAACAAGTCGACCGATACTAGGGAAATACTATATCCGTTTTGGGTATAGTATCACTGAAAACAGGAGAACTTCAATATGCGACTATTAATATTGATGTTATTATTATCAGCTTCCACTGAGTTAACAGGAAATGAAGTAGTGGAACCGATAAAACAAACACATTCTGTGCTCTTGAAGCACATTCCAATCAAACCAAAGTATTTTAACGTACGTGATATTCAATGTACGGCTGAGACCATTTATTCCGAAGCTAGAGGAGAACCCTTAGTAGGAAAGCATGCTGTCGGCTATACCATAGTCAACAGGTCAACTAAAATACTCCACAAAAGACCCTGCTCAGTAGTCAAACAACAATACACACAAAAACGTCTTCCTAATAAGGACCGTATGGTATTCCTGACTCTAGCAGAAAATGTATTGGATGGCAAGGTACCTAACCCAATAGGCAACCTAGACTCATTTGATTCATTCCCAAACAAACCTCATAAACGTGGATCCATTCATATTGGAAATCACTTTTTCTATAAAGCAATCAAAACCTAATCCAATCAGTCTACGATAAGTCTTCTTCGGAAGACTTTTTTTTCATTAGAATTCCAAAATAACGCTATTTCGGGATTTTACCCGCTTTATAATCAATCAGTTAGAAGCCATTTTTCTGACTTTTTCAGGAATATGTACATTCATGCCATTAAATTTAACGAAACTGGCGTTTAATTATATTCCTGTTGATTAACAATGGGATACTAGGAGTGTTGTCTTTTGTTGACTTCTATAGTATTATAGTCCTAATGGCTTCTATTGGTATTAGTTAGCTGTTAAATAGAGTTTACATTATAACTTCAAAAGGAATTCAATATGGCTTCAAACAAGATGTTCAGTAAGATTAACGAATCACTTTCAGGTAACCGCGACCAACAATCGTTTTTCCTTCTCATGGACGATATAGAGAATGATTCTATTAGACCATGTATAGAATGGATTATTGATTCGAATTTCTCAGAAGAGCCTGCTGAGATGCTTAACTTGATGATATGTTCTTCAGGAGGAGATCTCAATGCAGGATTTGCTTTAATAGATGTTATTAGAGGTTCTCATATTCCTGTAAGAACTATTGGGATTGGTCAGATTGCTTCTGCTGGACTAATGATATTCATGGCAGGATACCACGGTCATAGAATTCTTACTCCTAATACTGCTATCCTTTCTCATCAATACTCATATGGATCAGTTGGAAAACATCATGAGCTAATAGCTGCAAATAGAGCATTTGATTTGACTAGAGATATGTTAATGAATCATTACGTCAAATTCTCTAATCTTGCTGAAGATCAAATTAACAAAATTCTATTACCACCCCACGATGTTTGGTTAAGTCCACAAGAGGCTCTTGAATATGGACTTTGTGACGAGATTAAGGATTTAAATTAAATGTTGTCAAAATGGAGTTCTATAGTATAATAAGTTTTTAAATTGACCCCACCAAAGGAATCTAAATTATGCATACCGTTAATGAAATTGCTACCCTTTACGCTTTGAAAGATAAAGAGCAGCTACGTGAAATATTCTATGAACTCCAACTCCATATTGATAATCTAAACAAGTGGTTCGATGGGTATATCAAATCATTCTCTGACTCAGTATGGTCTAATGCTCCACTCAATTCTGATATTAGAAAACCTTATAATGAGAAATTTGATCAATATGAAGACTTCCTAAAGTTGTTTCGTGTGGCGAGATATTACTTGGAGAAATTATGAATAGAATTACTTCCGCTAATGAATTCAGTCTGTTTATCGAAACCCTAGCCAGTGAAAAGAATCTTTCTAAGATGGAAGCAATTCTTGAGTACTGTGCTGAGAATTTCATCGATCCTGTTGAAGTAGTTCCCCATATCAGTAAATCTTTGAAAGATAAGATTGAGTATGAATTGCAACAGGAAGGCAGATTACCAAAATCGACTACAATGACTTTATAATGAACGGTTTTCAGTTATTCAAGTTTGACCGAGCTACTAAACTTCATTTTACCACAGAGAAGTATAATGTGTTTGAGTATAAGGGTTCAGTAGCTGGTACCTCATTTGAGAAGTTTCTTGCTAAACGGGATTATAATGTATACAATGCTGTTGCAAGAAAGTTTGATAATGAACGTGACGCAATCCAGTTCTTGGTAGCAAATTATGCTTATAGGAATGACAATCCAATTCATAATATTGCTACCAGTGAACGTAATATTACTATATGGAATAAACGAAAACAGAGTATCACTAACATCTTCAAAGAAGACTTAGATCAACTAGGATTGTACCTTGAGAAGAGACAATTATCCAAAGATAGTCTCTTTCTCAGTAAGAACGGTGATGTTCCTGAATTGTTCAAATTGTATATGGGAGGAAAGGTTACTATTGAAACTATGCACATCCTAAATGAAATGAATAATTACTTGGATGAATGGAAACCTCAACATTCTGTTATTTGGAGTAAGGAATTCTTGATTATTGAGAAGTTGAAGAAATTTGTAAAATTTGATATCGATAAACTAACAATGATATATGATGAACTATAGGAGGCATAATGTTGACTAAATACCAATACTAGGAGATACTATCCTAGTGACACAAAAACATACTTCGTACATAATACATACTTCGGGAATATAAAAATGGATATCGCATCTTTAAGAAAAACACGTAACAACAACTTCGCTAGCATCACTTCAGAATTTGAGAAAATTGTCAATCCTCAGTCTACTAATGGTTCATTCGGTGACGATCGTTATTGGAAATTAGAAAAAGACAAAGCAGGAAATGCTTCAGCAGTCATTCGTTTCTTACCAGTCGTAGGAGATGATGAATTGCCATGGGTTCGTATCTTCACACATGGATTCCAAGGTCCTACTGGTAAATGGTATATTGAAAACTCTCTTACTACTCTGAATGAGAATGATCCAGTAGGTGAATTGAATTCTAAATTATGGAATTCTGGTAATGAGTCAGACAAGAAAATTGCTACAAAGCAAAAACGTAAGTTGAATTATACTTCTAATATTCTGGTTATTAGTGATCCTAAACATCCTGAGAATGAAGGTAAAGTATTCTTGTTCAAATACGGTAAGCGTATCTTTGATATGATTATGGATAAAGCTCGTCCAACATTTGAAGATGAAGCTCCAGTCAATGTGTTTGATTACTGGGATGGTGCAAACTTCAAAATTAAGATGCGTCAAGTTGATGGATGGCCTTCATATGACAAATCGGAATTTGAATCTCCTTCTGAATTGTTCAAAGGTGACGAAGAAGCTATTCTGAAGATTGCTAATAAGCAACATAAGTTAGCTGAGTTGTTAGATAGAAAGAATTTCAAATCTTATGATGAATTATCGAGAAAGTTGAATTCTGTGTTGAATGGGGAAGGTGGTTCAGTAAGTGCTTCTCAGATTGCTGAGAAATCGATTGAAGCTCCTACTCCTGCTAGAGCAGCTCCTGCTCCAAGTTTCAAATCAACTCCTGCTAAATCTGCTCCAGTAGACGATGACGAAGATATCATGAACTACTTTGCTCAGATTGCAGAAATGGATTAACAAGTTGTGATATAAGAAAGGGGCCATTAAGGCCCCTTTTTATTGTCTAGTAGAAACTGTTTCTATTCTGGAAGAATTTTGATATTGTTGATTCAGTATTTCTAGGATTCATTGGTGGTTGTTGATTTGTTGAGTGTTGAGTAACATTATTAGTCGGAGCTGAAATGTTATTGACCACAGTAGAAGTATTACTAGCCTCTTTTGAAACTTCTGCAGATTTATCATAAACTACATTAGCAGCTTCTGGAGCAAGAGTTTTTGGTTTGATTGCTTCGGGTGCTATTTTAGTTTCTGGTTTAATTTTATCCAAGCTCAATTGTTGTGCAATTGGCTTAACTTCGCCCATAGCAATATTGGAATAAATCTCTAGTCCTTTAGATTTTGCTTCTGCTACAGCATCTTCCAACAATTCATTTTTAGTAATACTATACTTGTTGTTTTCTTTCAAATCATTATAGATCTTCTTGACATCTTCAGAATATACATTACCGATTTCAGATTGAACTTCTGGTTTACCATTAACTTCTGTTGGTTTACCATTAACTTCTGTTGGTTTTACTACTTCTGGTTTACCATTAACTTCTGTTGGTTTTACTACTTCTGGTTTACCATTAACTTCTGGTTTACCGATTTCAGATTGAACTTCTGGTTTACCATTAACTTCTGGTTTACCGATTTCAGATTGAACTTCTGGTTTACCGATTTCAGATTGAACTTCTGGTTTACCATTAACTTCTGTTGGTTTTACTACTTCTGGTTTACCGATTTCAGATTTAGTATCTCTAGTTACTAATTTATGAGTCAATACTTCATGAAGTTTAGCGTCATCTTCTGGTTTGAATCTTATTTTAGCATCAATGAGTTTCTTCAAATCTTCTGTTGGTAATTCTTGAATACCTTTCCAATCTAGTACTTCCGAATCACCGAAATTATACGATATGATCTTTTTATGATGAAGATCTTGTACTACTTTCTTGCCACCTTCACCAAACGATTCATCATAAGCGTCTATAGCGGTAGATCCAACTTCATAAGCAGCTAATGCAGCAGCTGCTGGACCTGCTAATCGTAATGCCATTTTACCAGCATTCTTCACT